TGACAGGATGGCACGGTAGTGTTACAAGTAATTTAGAATATAGAACAGCGAGGTATACATAATGAAACTAACACTAGATGTAGAGAACACAACGACAGAACGTAATGGCAAGCTACACCTTGATCCCTTTGAGGCAGACAACTCACTGACTATGGTGGGCATACTGACTGACCAAGGACATGAACAGCATTTTCCTTTTGACCATGCTGATGTTCCTAGTCAACCCGACTACCATGAGCGTGTGCAGTGGTATCTTGACCAAGCTACCATCATCATCGCGCACAATGCGGCATATGATTTACTATGGCTGTGGGAGTCAGGTTTCAAGTATGATGGCCCTGTCTTTGACACTATGCTGGGCGAGTATGTGCTACAACGTGGACAGAAAGAACCACTGTCGCTTGAGGCTTGTGCAGAACGGTATGAGTTAGACACTAAGAAGCAGGATACACTCAAGGAGTATTTTAAAAAGGGATATAGCACACGCGATATACCATACAATGAGTTATGTGAATACTTGTCTGCTGACCTACATGCCACACAACAGCTATCAGACAAGCTAATGCACCAGCTAATGACAGACAGTTCTAGCCTGATGGATACAGTAACATTGACTAATCAGGTATGTGTCACACTGGCACGTATATATCAGCGTGGGTTCAAGGTTGACATGGACGTGCTTGAGAATGTGCGTCAAGAGTTTGAAGAAGAGAAGTGTCAACTTATTGATAGTCTACAGGTTCATGTTCGTAGGGTAATGGGTGACACACCTATCAATCTTAATAGCCCAGAGCAATTGTCTTGGGTTATCTATGGTCGTAAGGTACTTAATAAAACAGATTGGGCTACACAGATTGATCCATACATGGGTGACAAAGAGTTCAATCACTTATTATCAACAGGCACACAACGATTGTACCGTACTACGGCTGTTCAGTGTCGGACATGTAGTGGCACAGGTTACATAAGGAAGACTAAGAAGAATGGTCAGCCCTTTGCTAAACCTAGCAAGTGTCCAGAGTGTCATACAGAGGGCTATCTTTTTAATCCTACAGACAAGCTGGCTGGATTTAAGTTCAAGCCACCATCAGCTAAGTGGGCTAGTGCCAATGGCTTTAGCACTAGTAAGAATAACCTACAGTTGCTTGAGGCTGTTGCTAAGTCAAAAGGTATGGACACTGCTGTTGATTTCTTGTCTAAGGTAAAGAGACTGAGTGCTGTAGATACTTATTTGTCATCCTTTGTGGATGGCATTAAGAATTACACTAAGCAAGATGGCATGCTTCATGTCAGTTTACTACAGCATCGCACTGCGACAGGCAGACTGTCTGGTGCTAATCCAAACATGCAGAACATGCCACGTGGCGGCACGTTTCCTGTAAAGAAAGTATTTGTGTCACGATGGGATGGTGGTAAGATACTTGAGGCTGACTTTGCACAGCTAGAGTTTCGTGCCGCCGCATATTTATCACAGGATGGAGTTGCAATTGAAGAAGTTTCTACTGGGTTTGATGTACACGCATATACCGCTGAAGTTATTAGTAAAGCTGGTCAGCCTACGAGTAGACAGGATGCAAAAGCCCACACCTTTGCGCCCCTTTACGGGGCAACGGGGTTCGGACGCACACAAGCAGAAGCAGCCTACTACGAACACTTCACAGACAAATACACAGGGGTCGCCTCTTGGCACTCCAAATTGGCTACGGAAGCTATCACCACGCAGAAAATAGTCACCCCATCTGGGCGGGAGTTCTCGTTCCCTAATGTAGTACGAAAGGCAAACGGGCGTGTGTCATACTTCACTCAGATAAAGAACTACCCCGTACAGTCATTTGCTACGGCAGATATCGTACCCATTGCTTTACTGCACATTGATAATCTACTTGACAGTATACGGTCATGTGTAGTAAACACGGTGCATGATTCTATTGTGATTGATGTACATCCAGAGGAGGAGAACAAGGTTATAGACATAATCAACAAGACCAATGAAGACTTGCCTAACTTGATTACTCTTAGGTGGGGTATAAAATTTAACGTGCCACTACTATTAGAATCAAAAATCGGTGACAATTGGCTTGACACTAAAGACGTAACCTGATATAACTACGGGTCTAAACTTAAAAGGAAGGAGAATACTATGACACAATTAACTACAGTAGATACGAATAACTATGCGGCTATGGCGAAGGCTATGGGCATAGCACATGAGAAGACATCATCATCTTCTAGTTCGCTTGCACGTTTACGCATTAACCATTCACCTATTATCGGATCAGATAAAGTGTTGGTTAAGGGTGGTACATATAAGCTAGAGATACCTGATGGCCCTACTCACTATGCTACCAGCATTAAGATGAGGCCATTCATGCAACGCTTTATGCACAAGCGTTTCGTTCAGGGTGATGCAAAGAATCCCAATCGTTACATCAAGAGCGTGATGGCAGATACACTGGACATTGACCTCAAAGATAATGACGGTGGGTTTAACTGTGGTAAACCCGCAGGATACATCAAAGACTTCAAGGCACTCCCGCAAGCACAGCAAGACTTGCTTAAAGCAATCAAGCGTGTACGTGTTGTCTTTGGTGAGGTGGAGTTGATTGACCCCAAGAATGAACAGGGTGAGTCTGTAAAGGTAGACTCTACACCATTCATTTGGGAGGTAGATAACCGTGACGCATTTAAGGAGATCGGTTCTAGCTTCACCACATTGGCGAAGATGCAACGCTTGCCAATCCAGCATATAATCACTGCGAATACCAGTGAGCGTAAGATTCCAACAGGAGCATCGTACTACGTACCTGTGGCATCGCTGGATGTTACCAAGACCATTGAGTTGACAGACCAAGATCAGGCTCTGTTTGGTGACTTCATGTCATGGATTGATAATTACAATAACTATATTATCAATACATGGGCAGAGAAGACTAACTCTAAAATGGAAGATGACGATGTTGATATGGTTGATGACCTAGTTGATATTGAAATCGAAGAAGAGGTAGCGTAATGCATCACCCTGCTGAACTCGCACTCCATCAATATATGGAAGACGCAGTGCAAGGCAAAACAGAAATGTCAGAGGAAACTATTGAGCAGGTTTCTTCTGATATCGCTGAAGCACTGCAGAAGCAGTTCGGCAGTGGTAAAAAGCGGGGCGATTTTAAACTACGTATGTCAAACGTAGGTCGCCCCACTTGCCAACTCTGGTACGATAAGAATAAACCAGAGGTGGCATTACCATTGCCTACTACGTTTGTAATGAATATGATGCTTGGTGATATTGTTGAGGCAGTATTCAAGGGTCTACTCAGAGAAGCAGGAGTAAAGTATGAAGAACCTGAACATGTTACACTGGAGTTGGATGGCGCATCCGTTAACGGAACATATGATATTGTTGTTAATGGTGCTGTTGATGACGTTAAATCAGCGTCTGATTGGTCCTATCGAAACAAGTTTGAGTCATACGAAAAGCTGGCTAGTGGGGATGGGTTTGGTTATGTAGGACAACTTGCAGGATACGCAAAGGCATCAGGTAAAGATGTCGGTGGATGGTGGGTTGTAAACAAAGCCAATGGTAAATTTAAATATGTGCCAGCATCAGGTCTTAACTTAGATAAAGAGATTGCTAAGATACAAAAGACAGTAGACACAGTAAAGGAGAATAAATTTGAAAGATGCTATGAACCTGTACCAGAGAAGTTTAGAGGTAAAGAGACTGGTAATAAAATACTTAATGATGGGTGTCGGTTTTGCTCTTATCGTTTTGATTGTTGGGATGCTTTAACAGAGCGTCCGTCTGTAATGTCACAGGCTAAAACACCACCTACAGTTAGCTACATAGGAGAAGTCGTTGTATAGTAAAAGTCATCATAAATCATGGAGAATGGCACGTAAGTATGGCTATCGTAGTAAACTTGAAATGGTTATATCTGATAAGTTAAAGTCAAACAGGATAAAGTTTAGGTATGAAAAAGTAAAAGTTGAATGGGAAGACGTAGCATACAGAATTTATACTCCTGACTTTATACTTAATAACGGTATAATAGTTGAGGTCAAGGGTCGTTTTGTTCCTGCTGATAGGAGGAGACAGTTGCTTATACGTAAGCAACACCCTGACCTTGATATACGATTTGTGTTTGAAAATAGTCAAAACAAAATACGTAAGGGATCAAAAACCACGTATGCTAAATGGTGTATAGATAATGACTTTAGATATTACGATAGGATAATACCAGAGGATTGGTTAAAAGAAAAGGGTAAGGACAAACATCCTGCCTTTATCAGTCACCCAAAATCTACTGTAAAAAGGAGGATTAAAAAATGAGCAAAGATGATATGATTAATAAAATAAAGGATGAAGATTTTGTCATACGTGTAAGACCTTTTGCAGATGATGATGGTGAATGGAACGGTGAGATAGACATATCTATACTGGCATTTCCTGAAAACCCACTTAATGATGAGGACTATGATAATCTAATGCACTTTGTTAAGATGATGTGTTCTAGTGTACCTATTATGGAACAAGAAGAATCCATTAGAAATTTAATACACGAGTACGTTATGAAAGTTGTTGACAACGAAATGGATATTGATGTAGAACTAGAGAAAGAAATGGGCGTAGAAAAAACCTATGATGGTAATGTAGTTCATCTAGCGTTCAACACAAAGACAGGAGGTAGTGCATGAGACACGAGGCATATATGAAACAGATGATGGAAGAAGCGGAGCAATCTAGTAAGGAAGCCTATGGTAATGTGGATATGGTAAATAGCCCTACTCATTACAATCAGTCGGGTATTGAATGCATTGCTGCAATCCAAGCAGCACTTGGTCCTAACTTTAAATACTACTTACAAGGTAACATTATGAAGTACATGTGGAGGTTTGACTACAAGGGTAAACCACTAGAAGATTTAGAAAAAGCACAGTGGTATCTTAACACATTGATTGAAGATACGGTGGCTAGTGATGAGAGTTAAAGTATTTATTACTCTCGACATAGACGAGGAAGAGTACCCTATACCTGCGGATGGGCAAGTTGGGGAGGAAATTGAGGATGGCATACGTGAATACTTATACGATGTTAACGGTGCTGACATTAGAACAATGAGAACTATAACGGAGTGATGGATATGAACAATTACCTACCAACAGACTACCAAAACTTCATTGCGCTATCACGGTATGCACGATGGAAGGAAGACGAACAACGGCGTGAGACATGGGGTGAGACAGTGACTCGCTACTTTGATTACATGAAGAACCATCTGTATAGTACCTGCAGATACGTAATGCCTGACGATTTAAGAGGCGAACTGGAGCAAGCTGTATTGAATCAGGATATCATGCCTAGCATGAGAGCATTGATGACTGCTGGCCCTGCACTAGATCGTTGTCACGTGGGTGCATACAACTGTTCCTACGTGCCTATAGACAGCCCTAGAGCCTTTGACGAGACTATGTACATCCTAATGTGTGGCACAGGCGTAGGCTTCTCTGTAGAGCGTGAGAACGTGGATAAGCTGCCTATCGTTAATGAGGTGATGCACGACACAGATACAGTAATCAAGGTAGGTGACAGCCGCCCCGGTTGGTCAAAGTCTTTGCGTGAACTCATCTCTCTGTTGTACGCAGGTCAGATACCCAAGTGGGATGTATCAGAGGTACGCCCTGCAGGTGCAAGACTAAAGACATTTGGTGGTCGTGCCAGTGGCCCAGCACCACTAGAGGAATTGTTTGAGTTCGTTATAGCTAAGTTTAAGGCCGCTACAGGTCGTAGGCTTTGGCCTGTTGAGTGTCACGATATCATGTGTAAGATTGGTGAGGTTGTAGTTGTTGGTGGTGTACGCCGTTCGGCTCTTATTAGCCTGTCTAATCTTGGTGATGACCAGATGGCACATGCCAAGTCAGGACAGTGGTGGGATACAGAACCACAACGTGCGCTGGCTAATAACTCTGTAGCCTATAAGGGCAAGCCAGAGATGGGTACATTCATGCGTGAATGGGTTGCACTGTACGAATCCAAGTCAGGTGAGCGTGGTATCTTCAATCGTGAGGCAGCAAAGACACAGGCAGCTAAGAATGGTAGACGTGATGTGGAACATAGTTTTGGATGCAACCCTTGCAGTGAAATTATATTGCGCCCATATCAGTTCTGTAATCTGTCGGAGGTAGTTGCACGTGCTGGTGATACTCAGCAGTCATTGCGTGAGAAGGTACGTCTTGCTACAATCTTAGGTACATTTCAATCCACACTAACTGACTTTAAATACCTGCGTAATATATGGAAAAAGAACACAGAAGAAGAGCGTTTGCTTGGTGTGTCATTGACAGGTATCATGGACAACGACTTGCTCAGTGGTACGTCAATCCATCTTGGCAAGAACATTGGTCAAACGCTGGAGACATTGCGTGACACGGCAGTAGAGACTAACGCTGCTATGGCTGAACAGCTTGGTATTCCACAGTCAACAGCTATTACATGCGTCAAGCCTAGCGGCACAGTGTCGCAGCTTGTAGACAGTGCTAGTGGCATACATGCACGACATAACCCACACTACATTCGTACTGTACGTGGCGATAACAAAGACCCGCTTACACAGTTTATGATGAGTGCAGGAGTGCCAGCAGAACCAGATGTTATGAAGCCAGAGTCCACGACAGTGTTCAGCTTCCCAATGGCATCACCACGGGGGGCGGTTACACGCACAATCCTGTCGGCTATTGAACAGCTTGAGTTGTGGCTTACCTATCAGCGTTATTGGTGCGAACATAAGCCTAGCGTAACAATTTCTGTGAAGGAAAATGAATGGATGGAAGTTGGTGCATGGGTGTACAAACACTTTGATGAAGTGTCAGGCATCAGCTTCCTGCCATTCAGTGACCATACATATAAGCAAGCACCGTATCAGGACTGTACAGAGGACGAGTATGATGCTATGGTAGAAAAGATGCCAAAGTCTATTGACTGGACATGGCTACAAGATTATGAAAAAGAAGATACAACAACAGGAGGACGTGAGTTGGCATGTACAGCAGATGCTTGTGAGATTGTAGACTTGAACGCCGCATGATTGAGGGTGCAGACATGCCTAACTGGTGGCAGTGGTGGCTCATATTAGCTGTCACTGTCAACACCCTTATTAATGTAACCGTCTTTTTTGTAGGACGTAAATTTAAGAAAGGAGTTGACAAATGAGGGAGCAAATGGTAGAAGTATTACGGAAACATGCACAGGCTAACATAGCACTGCATGTTGCAAACATTGAGTGTTATCTACGTAACCCTATGGGTATTGGAGAGCATTCAGATATCATGGAAGCAATGCAGGGAGAACTTGATAAGATTGCAGCACATGAAGATAGGCTTGACATACTGAATAATTACTTTAATGAGTAAGGAGTTAGTATGGAAACGGGGTAAGGATTACTTAGTTGCTAATCCACCCCGCAAGTCTCAACAGTGGAATGAGTGGACAAAAGAAAAGGAGAAGCATGATGCCAAAAAAGAAAGTAAGTGAAGACAAGCAAGTAGTCACTATTGACGGTGAAGACTACGCCTTTGATGATTTGAGTGACTTACAAAAATATATGCTTGAACAAGTAATAGACTTGAAAGGCAGGATAAAAACTGCTAGAATGCATTTAGATCAACTTAAAGTTGCCAGCGCAGAGTTTGGCAGGAACCTTTCTCAATCAGTTAAAAAAGGAGAATAGATATGAAGCCTAACAATGGAGACATACGTGCAGATGGTCGGCGTTTTGATGGCACAACGTGGCGCAAGACAGGTATTAATCATCACATGAGTACAGATGGTTTGGTGTATTACAAATGTAAGCATCGCACACTAGATAGTTACATTCAACAGGGGGGTAGTCTGGATAAGATTGTATTCAACAGTGTCAAGGCACAGGACTACAACGAGTTGGTTCGTAGGCTGTATGATGCTGGAGAGTCGGGGGATGTCTATGCTATTGTTAATCCTGCATGGCCTGAGTGGGTTAAGGTAGGTAAGGCTATGGATGCACAGAATAGGTGCCATAGTTATCAAACGTCTTCACCATTTCGTGACTACGAGATAATTGCTACAGTGTACTCTGATAACTACTCCCGTAAGGAAACAGAAATGCATCAGATATTTGAACACTTTGCAAAGGAACGTAGGAATGAATGGTTCAACATAGATCGTGTTACAGCAATTAAACTTTTTAATTATCAGGCAAAGGAGATTTTGAATGCGGCGTAATGGACTAAGTAAGTATGATGCCCCACTCAAAGTACAATATGAGTGGGGTTATCAAGACTTCTTTAATTGGGGTGAATCTATTGGCAAAGATAAAAAGATTAAGCCAAAGGTAGAGAGGAAACTGCACACTAACACTATGCAGTTTCGTGAGTGGCAGAGAGGCTGGAACGATGCTTACAAGGCCAATTTAAAGAGAGTACAACGCAATGAACAAGCTAGAAATAGAGGCTAAGAATTGGGCAATGTCCAAACTTGATTGGAATAAGGAGAAAAATATGTATGGTATAACAGGAAACGCTTATCAAACTATAGCGTGTGACACAGCTATCTTCCCCAAGCACATGGCTATGGAGTATCTTACTCTGGGCCTTACTGGGGAGGCGGGAGAGATTGCTAACAAGGTTTCTC